TGTTACAGAAGTTGAACTTACAGTAACACTTGTACCATTCTGTCCTGTCTGGCCCTTGAATGCAATTGAGTAACTAAAAATCTTGTTGATAGTGATGTCACCATCGACAACGATAGGAATAGTGATAGTACCACTCTTAGTTAATGCCGATGTTGCGGTGATAGTGATCGTTGGCATTGGTGTCTTACCATCAGAAACTGCTGAAATTCCTGTAGGGCATGTAATAGTTCCTACCGTACATGGAACCTGTTCACTACCGCATAATGCCATCACCTGTGTAGTAGTTGTCTGTGTACCGTTTACAGCACTAGTAGTACCTAAGAATGTATAACTATCATTTGTTAAAACAACGGAATATCCATCCGTTAAATCGATTACGTCAATCTGATTGACCGCTTTTATTTGTCCCATTTTAAAATCCTCCTAAATATTTAATTCACAGTTAAATACTGCTTTAAATTTTATGTCTTTTGCATTAAGCGTGAACATGAATCCATTGTCATTCAACCTAGAATCATCTAATGGAATTTTAGTAAACTCCGTTTCTCCATAACGTTTAATTAACCATTGTAAATATGCACCTTGCCCAAATACTTCTTTAAGTTTTACAGAATCTGTTATTGCTATTCCGCCTACATACACAGTTACAGTGAATATAGTGGCCACATCACTATTCTTGAATGTGGTTCCATTACTTGAATCAATGTAGAGCATTACTGCATCTTCGCCATCAAGTTCGCCACTGTTGACTTTATCTACAATATCTTGAGCTTTTGTTAAAGCACTTTCTGCATCTTTTTTTGCTTGTGTTGAATTAGTTAATGCATTGTTAGCAGCATTAGTAATGTCTTTTCCTTCAGCTTTTGTGATGTAAGATTCAGATACACTAAGCTTAATTCCATCAGTCGCTACTTTAATCTGAGCATCAGTTTCAGTTTTAGAATAATAGTTGTTAGCAAGATCATCCTTTACGCCATCAACTTTATCGCCAACTTCAGTAATTGAACTTGCCTGTATAGTAATCTGCTTTGCATTTTGTTCAATTTTAGTTGTGTTTGAAGTAACTTTGTTTGTTAGTTCTGCAAGGTCTTTCTGAGCTTTATCTGCATTAGCTTTAGCCGTATCTGCAGTTGATTGTGCAGTTTTAGCGTTATTGATTGCAGTCTGTGCATTGGATTGAGCAGTAGTCGCATCTGTCTGAGCTTTCTTTACTGCAGTTTCTGCATCAGTTAAACGAGTCTTAGCATTTGTTATTTCTGTTTCACTTGCATCAACTCTACCGGTTACTGTTTCTAGATTAGCTTTAGCATCTGCCAACTCTTTGTTGGCGTTGTCTAGATTAGTCTGAGCACTGTCTGCTTTCTTTTTAGCTTCATCTGCTAAAGTTTGAGCATTCTGAGCGTTGCCTAAAGCTTTATCCGCTTGAGCTTGAGCATCTGTTGCTTTCTTTGTTGCATCAGTAATATCTTTCTGAGCTTGAGTTGTATCAGACTGCAGCTTTTCAATCGAGCTTGCTTGAGTTGATATTGTATCTGCAGTTTGTTTAAACTGCGTGTTCATGCTTCCTTCAAGTGTTGTTAAATCACTCTTAGATGCATAAGTTTGAGAAACTGTAGTCGATAATTCACCGATTTTCTTTTCAATTTCTGTTGAAACATCTGCATGGATTGTTTTTGATTCATTAGTCAAATCAACTTTTGTAGCATATGTTTCTTTTACTGAATTGATTTCAGTCGCATTTGCATTGGCTTTATCAACCGCATCTTGAATTTGTTTCTTTGAATCAGTAATATCACCTTTAATTGCATCAATCTGTTTCTGAGCATTACCAGTACTAGTATTTGCTTCTTGTGCTAACTTTTTCGCTTCACTAGATTGAGTGTTAGCGGTATTAGCTAATTCATTCGCTTTACTTGCATCTGTCTGAGCTTGTGTTGCTTTATTGACTGCTTCTTTCGATTGATTGTTAGCTTCTGATACTTGTGTATGAATCTCACCAATCTTTGCATCAATTTCATTCCATGTGTTGTCAAAAATAGCTTTGGTATACTTGATTTCACTTGGATTTGCATACGTGCATTTCCATCTTTTCCAAAGAAACTTATCACTTTGATAAACCACATTACCAACAAACCACTCACCACCGATTAATTCAGTCTTTGATGTAGAATAATAGAATTGTTCCTCGGCACTCACGAAACTTTGACCATCTTCGCCCTTGATCGCGCTCCATCTGTACTTAGTTGGGTCTTCAGAACCATACTGCTTTGAATCTGAATACTGACCAATAAATTTACGATTTGAATCCGTTAAACTAAAATCAACACGACCATCTGAACTATCGGCATATGCAATATGCACATAAGCACTTGTTCCATTCTGACCGTCCTGTAATCGCATTACAGTGACCTCTGCACTCGCCTTGAGTATTTCACCACTCATAGCTTTAAATCGGTACACGGCCTTTTCTGATAGGTCTGAGGCACTGACTGTAATGGTCTGCCTTGTCGATATTTGCACATCATCTTTATACCAAATGATTGAATACTTAGATGTGATATCAACTCCATCATTCTTAACAATTGCAGTTAATTGAGTCGAATCTGAATCAGTCTTAAAAAGAACTCCTTTTGAAGATACAATTGAGCCTTCATAAACCTTCTTTAACTCAATCATCTTGTTCATTTCACTAATCAAAGCCGAACTAATCTGTGATTGCTTTTCTTCAAAGTTATCAAAAATAGTTTTGCACTTTTCTGAATCAGTGAAACAAATTTCTTGCTCTGTGATTCGTGCTTCTAAATATAAAGTAGGTGAATACTCTGAATCTTCAATCGTGAATGTATCACCAATTTCACCATCAATATATGCATCCACATCATATGTAACTTTAGGCACACAATTCTTTTTCAATTGTGCCAAAGCTTGACCATATAATGTTTCTACATTTTCAGTTTCATAAGACCAGATTTGCACTGCGTACATATCATTTGAATGATTTGTGAGCAACGTTGAAGGAAATCTATCTCTTGCTTGAGGTGCTAGAATATTGTTTCCGTTGACTTTATAAAGAACATTCCCATTCGCATCTTTTACAACTCGACCACTAATCGAATTTAACTGTAATCCATTCGTTCCTGTAGGTCTGATTGCCGTATACAATTCAGTAATATCACTTGTTTTAGTGATTCCGTATACATCATTAGGATATCTTAATATCGTACTGCGTTTATCGCTTCCCATCCCTTGAACTGAATCTGAATGAGCACGATAAATATTTAACACAACATTTTTTAATGAATAATCATCATTTAATTCTGTAACAAACTCTAATTCTGCATCAAATACATTTGCGATTGAATACAATCGAGCTAGTACAGTATCAGTGCCTGTCCATTCATGAGTAATCTTCTTATTCGATACTTCATTCGTTCCGACAACAAAAGATTGCTCAAATCCATAAGCTTGAATATATTCCACAAATGACATTGCTCTAGGTGATTTATATGTATCTACATATTCATTCGTTAATTCTAAGCAAAGACCATAGGCGGTAACAGTTGTTGTGTCACCACCTTTTTCAACGCTCATAATCGTTAAATGATAGTCTTTACCTTTACGTTTAAAACTTAGCTTATTGCCTTCAACTAAAAAGACCGCATCATCATGTGCGGTCATTGTAGTAAATTCGAATGTGTATGACGATCCTTTCAAATATGTATGCAAAATCTCATCAAAATAATGCATAGTATTAGGCACAGTATTATCTAGAAAAGTTAATACCTTATTATAAGGACTTAATACTGCTATTCTTATTTGTTCCATTATAGCCATGCCTCCCTTATTCGGGCCTTAACAATCGGTTGAGATTTAGTCCATTCTGAACACGTTACCTTAATTTCAGATGTTCCAACTGGTGCTTTAAAGTATTGAGTACCTAACACTTCGTCCTCTGGTCTAACCATGCCATTCACATAAATGTGGGATGATTTTCCGTCTATTGTGATATTTGTTCCAGTTGGGTATCTATTAGGAATATCTTTCCATTTTTCAACGTTCATCTTTTCAAAGTCGATAACATCGAATCCAATCATAGACATGAACTTATTACCGCCTCTATCACCCCATTGTTTAATTGCAATCTGAATCTTTGCACACTTCATGTTTTCAATCTCAGGAATGTAGAAGTTGTAGTATCTTGCCCAGAAGAAGAATCTGATATTTGCTCCTTCTTTTAAAACATCGCAACTTCCCCATTTGTAATAAAAAGGGTTTTGAGCTTGAAGATGCGATGTGGTGAATGACCATTCTTTTACAACTTTTCCGTTTGCATAAACTTGATAATGACCAGTGTTTCCTACTGAATCTGTTTTGTACCAGTTACATCCGCAAATTAATTTATCATCTGCAGTCAAGAAGTTTATACACATCTCACCAGTCTGACCCATAAGTCCCGCATAAAAGCACAAATGAAACCAACAATAGAAGTTTTTAGCACCACTAGTATCTCCGCTTGAATCTGCAGGTAATACAAACGTTCTTAAACCACCATTCGCATTTCCTTTTTTTGTTCCAACTGAGCCTAATCCGATAAATTTATTACCAAACCAAGTATGTTCGGCTAATGTCCCATTCGTTCCATAACTTGGATGCATTACATCCGTACCGCCAATATCATCGTTGCAATTGTAGAAGTCTTTAATAGACGCTAACCATTCACTTTGTTTGTACGTCTCGCCATCCAATTCTTCGATTTTGCCATACTGCATAATTCCTTCTTCAGATACCAAACCAATATATCCTGTCTCTGATGTTGTCTGAACATCATAATCAATACTAACTGGTACAGTTCCTTCATTAACAATATTCAACACTCCATCAGTAGCAGTAAATTCTTTTTCTGTAGTCGAATATTTGCATGGATCTGTACAATAAATTTCAATTTCACCAATTACGTTGTTGCTTCCGCCATCAACCTGTGTATTTGAAGTCTTTGTTCCAATGAAATACTTATCGCTTTCATCGTTAAAAATGACTTTTACTTGCTCACCACTCAACAATTTATTCATTTTATTGAAAGCATCACGAAATTCTCTACTTCCTCTAGCTCTCAATTGATATTTAACAGTAATCGTTCTTGCAGGTGTAGTTTTATATCTGTAATAAGAACCATCCATTCCATCAATTTCTTGATCCGTAACTTCTGATTCCATTAACTCACGACCTGTTACAGAAAGTGTTCGATAACCATCAATTTCATTTTCTAAATATACGCCATTATATGACATGGCTTCTGTCGGTAGGTTAGTACCGACAATGCCACTATTTACTGTATCTACAAATGCATACATTATTTGTTACCTCGCAATCTTTCATTGAATTTAGAATGTTTATCAAACTCACTCTGATTTGCTCTATATGTTGCACGTGCGAATTCTCTATCATTGATATAAAGTGGTGTTTCAATGGTTAATTCAGCATTGTTTGTGTAGTCGTATTCTGAGTTCAAGTCGCTCACAATGCCTCCAAAAGCCATTTTAGGAGCATCTAACATTGGAAGATATAATAACTTCTCTGCAGCCTTTTTAACCTGAGGAACCATTCCTAAAATACCATTGCGATATCCTTTACCCCACCACATACCATCTTTATCTGCAATTTTAGATGGTGAGCCAATCTTAGCTTTTGCACGAATTGCCGCATCTGTTGCAGCTGCTAAACTAGCGGCCGCTGCTCTAACAGAACCTTCACTAGCTCTTAAACCATTTGCCAATCCTTGACCAATCATACGACCACAGTATTCTGCTCGTGATTGACATGAATTAAATGCAGATATAATTGATTGACAAGAACTTTTTGCAACTGATACGCCTGTTTTAAGACCACTACCTAACCCTTTAGTAAAGTTAGTTCCCATTGCGGTTCCTGATGTCGTTGCTTTTGCTTCTGCATTTGTCATTGCGGTAACAATTGCGTTAATAGACGTTACTGATGCACTAGATGCACTTGTAAATGCACTGCTAATTGTTGAAGCCACTGCTACTAGCATGGCTAAACTTGTTGCAGTTGCCATTACAGAACTTGCAACTGGTGCAATAGCTCCTGCAAATGCAGTCATAGCTCCACTCGCAACTGTTAATGGTTCTGAAATTCCGCTTAATGAGCTTAAAGCATCTGATAATGATGGAATTGTTGCCGATAATGATTCAATACCTGCTTGAGTTGATACGATCATTGTTAATGCGGTTGCTAATGCCATCATTTGAGCACCAATATCGCCCATTCCACTTGATGCAGTTGCAATAGCTCCAATTCCTACTGCTACCGCTCCTAGACTAGCTCCCATATCAATTAAGTTAAGGCTCGTAATAATCTTGATTCCATTTGCTAGTTGTTTGAAACCTTTACCTGCATTTAATGCAGACTGTCCAACAGATTTAATCACTCCTGATACTGAGTTTAAGATTCCACTTACTGTTTCACCAAATGATTGAATCACATTTGAAATCCCTTCAAAAACATCTTTAATAACTGGGCCAAAAGCAGAGACAACATCTGCAACACCTTCGAGAACCATTTGCAAGCCTTCACCTTGTGAACCGACTAATGCCATAGCAGCACCAGTGGCAAGAATAGCTGCTGCCAACGCTAACCATGTAGTTGGCGGTACCATTGCAATTGCAGTTCCTAAACCTGTAAATGCAGTTGCTAAGCCCTGGCCGATCCCTTGCGCTACTGTACTGATTGCAGTACCAAATGATTCAATAACAGTACCGACTCCTTCTAATGCGGATTTAATTCCATTTCCAAGCCCTTCGAATACATTACTAATTGCATCTCCTAGACCGGTAATGATTCCTTTCGCTCCTTCACACACAGAAGAAATAACATTAGAAATCCCTTCAAATGCTGAATTAATAATCTGAGCTGCTTTAGATGTTTTTTGTGCAGTTTGTATACTTGCATTTCCAATATCAGGTACACCACTTGAAGATGGGCTAGATGTTGGAGCACCTTCTGTACCTCCAATGCCTTTGATTTTATCCATGATTGATTTTAGCTTTGAATAGCCACTCTGTGCAGAGCCAACAACTCCCTTGATTGTGCTAGTTAATTTGCTACCAACTTTTACTCCAACAAATGCTCCGGCTAACAATTTAACTGCACTTGCAAATTTCTTAACATCTTCCGTTTTCAGATTAGCTACAAAATCTGCAATTTTACCAGTTACATCTTCTACTTTTGCTATGATATTTCCAATATCTTCTCCTAGTTGCTCAAAGACTTTACTGTCCTGTAACTTATCCATTACATTTCCGATAGCATCTTTGATTTTATCGAACATCGTGATTGCGTTTTGTACTGCATCTGTTTTCATAAAGCCATCATAGAATTGTTGGATCATAGCTTTTGCATTGTTCGCTCTGTCTGCTAACCAATCCATAGCTTTTGATACATTCTCCATGACTCCTGGTTTAAAATCCCATGTCAAACCATCGTCCTTGGTTTCCATAATTGAATTTCTAAAATCATAGATTTTTGATTTAATCTTTTCTAGATTATCAACTAATCCGCCCATAGCTTTTGATTTCAACATGTTATTCATTGCAGACATGAATCCTTGTTCAAGGTTCTGCACTGCGCTTTTGATGTTGGTCATGGATGTTTTGATACCTTTTGAAGCTTCTAATGCAGTGTCTGCAAATCCACCTGTTTCAGTATCACATTCAATCATTGCATCGTTTAACTGGTCAAATGAAATAGTTCCGTTCTGCAATGCTTCATACAATTCATTTGCATTTCCACTCGCAATACCTAGTTTTTTTGCAACCTTTGTCAATGCAGGTGCCATTGTTTCCTGTAACGTTCTCCATGACTGCATATCTACTGTACCTTTAGCAAGCATCTGTGAATACTGTTGTAATCCACGTGATGCATCTTCAGAACTAGATCCACTTGCTAAAAACGCATGGTTTAATGCGATTGTAGTATCAGTTGCCTTGTCAATATTACCTGTAACTGCAGCTAACGATTTTGATGTTGTAACTACGTCTGCTAATGATGTAGGCAAGCCTTGAACTGACTGATTTAACTTTGCAACACTCTTTTGAGATTGCTCAACTTCAAACCCCAAAGACTTCATTACTTTTGGATAGGATTGCATGGTATCAAATCTGTTTATAGCACCATCAAAAGATGAGCTTAGAACGTTCATTGTTGCGCCAATAACCTTTGTTACACCAACGCCAGCCACAATAGATTTAACTCTATCGCCAAATGATTCACACGCTCCTAAAGCTTTTTTCATTGTTGAGGTCATGTTTTTATCGGTTGCCGACAATATAGCCTCAACGCTAAAACTTTCTGCCATTGTTATCCCTCCTTCTTTTGTTCTTTTATGAACTGTGCTAAACCATCAAACTTGCTTTTCTTCTTAATACCCATAACTCTGTCCAACTGCTTTTGATAATCAAAGAATTTATCGAATTTCGTATAAACAGGTTTTATTTTTTTTCCTACTGGCTTCCTTGCACTTGCTGCCATATTCAAATAAGCCTGCAAGTGTAATTCGTAATGTTTATCTACAATTTGAAGTTCTTTAGACTTCATCAAAAGACGATATTCGTAAGGAGTAATATTATTTACCTGGTCCAAGTTTTTGAATCCTAGATACCTAAAACAAGTCATAGCGACACGTTCATAAAATTCATTGAATGTTTCTTCTACTTCTTCTCTGCTTCCTGCGTGCTCACTAGTGGCCTCACTTCTTTCTTGCACACATTCGCTTGAGATAAAAAATTGATTACATCATCAAAAACTTTGTCGATATCATCAACGTCTTCTAGATAATTTTCGACATCCGCTTTCTTTAATCTTGGTGTTTGTCCTACATTCATGTAGAAAATACAATCTGCTAATGCATCAATATCACCATCAATGATGCTTGCAACCATAAATTTCAAGCCTACTTCTTTTTTCTTGCCTGTATTAGGTACATCTACAGTTACTTTTTTGTTTACCTCGTGCAAGAACCCAAATCCTGCTACTAGTTTATAAATTTCTCCATTCACTTCAATTTCCATGTATTTACTCATTCAAAGTCCTCACTTTCTAAATACAAATATAAAAGGGGCTTTTCTGCCCCTATGTTTCTATACGCTTTCTGTTTCTTTAGTTACATCTTTATAAACGTAAGATGCGATTTCCTGTTGTTCTTTAGTTACTGATGCATATCCATCTGCACCATTTCCATTTGCTCCAAACGTCAAATCAACTTCCACAGAGCCTTCTGCTTCAGATGAAATCGAGCATTCTGTTAAATATCCTTGGTAGTATTTGGCTTTAAACTTACCGACATTTGTTTCAGTTCCTTCTTCCGCTAGGTTTACTTCCCAACATTCGACTAATTCATCTGCCAACATAGCCTTTTCTAATTTATCAATGATTGCATCACCTTTAGGCATAATAGATGTCGATGTGATTTCAATTTCTGCCACTGATGGTGTACGAATAGTTCCATCTTTTGTAGCAGTTGTATCTGCATCTTTTGTAACGTTTCGTTCGTTTTCTGTTGGGAAGGCAATTGCACTAGCATTTTCTTTCTTTGAATCTTTTGCAACTCTGAAAAGATAAATAAGCTGCTTACCATTTACCGCTTCAATTACTTTATCTGCGAACATTTGTAAATCAAATTTCATTATTTTCTTCCTCCTGTAATCTTGAAATCCAACTCAAGAACACCATGCATCAATGGTGCTCCTGTACTAGAATCCGATAATATCCGTTGGTTGATATTTTGGATCATAAAAGCAAAGTTGTTTGTGTGATTAATCTGTCTAGCTACTTTCTTAATGATTTGCATGATTTCAGACAACTCTCCACGCTTCCTAGGATTGTTGTGCCATACATCCACAACTTGTGTGATAGTACCTAGAATCATTGTTTTATTTCCATAATCATCAACAAGTTGGCTGCTACCGATATAAACATACGGATATGGTGTGCCTTCACTAGGAAGGAACGTATCATAAACACTAACTCCCTTGCTCTTTAGCTCTTTTTTTAATTGCACTAGTAATGCACTAAATAATTCCTGCTGAGAATCCATATCATCACCTACTTAACTAGCTTTTTCATATCTGACTTGAACATTGGCACTTGTTGTTTGAACGCAGGCCTAACAAATGGTTGTGCATCCATGAAACGTGTTCCAAATTCAACATAAGGTGCATAATGTGTTGTTGGCCCTTCTGCATATGTGAATCCACCATCACGTGTTTCACCTCTGATACTTTTTTTAGTTGTTCCTATTGTATAGTCCCCTTTAAACACTGCATTGCTAACAGTTTTACTTTGCAATTCTATACCATTTTGTTTGACTACTGTTTTCACATCGTCAAGTGTGCAGTTCTTCTTCAATTTCTTTTGAAGTTTGTCTAATCCTCTTATTTCAACTTTTGCCATATCTACTGCACCTCAGACAGAATAAAAGACTCCTTTGTACGGAGTCTTCTTGAATAATCAACTTTGTATTTTTTTGTACCGATTCGAATATGATCAAAAGGCTTTTGATAGATGTTCTGTATATGACAAGTAAGGCTACCTTGTCTGATTTGTCCGTATATCTGCATCATAGTTTGTGTTTTTGTATCCATTACGGAAGCCATTACCATTTCTTCTACAGGTGAACCATCTTCATAGTTGCCAGTGTTCTCGTTATAAGAACCTTGCACAAACCTTTGAAAGTAAATAGGTTTATCGTACCTCATAAGAACCGAACCTTTCCTTTATTTTGATTGGCTTGCTCATCTCTCCAGGATTGAATCTCAGAAGAGAAAGAAGAGAAGTCATCATCATTAAATGACATTGACTCCCCTTCAACTGAATGTGTTTGAACACCCTCAGAACCAATTCTATTAAAACGTTTGATGGACACTTCAGTAATGATATATTCTAGTTCGTCAGGTATGATTTGGACGCTTAGAAGCGCTTTAAGTCGACTTTCCGTAAGTCTTACAATGGTATCTAGCTTTTCATCATCAGTTTGCAAACCAAGAAGCAGTTTTACATCATTTAATACGGTTGTTGTCGACATATTCAATCACCTATGCCTTTAAAACAACAACTACATCACCTTTTGATACTGCTTTGTAGTTTTTGTCACATTCTACTACAGTACAATGATTAGTTTCTGCTGCTTTGATATCTGCTCCTTCTTCGAAGTTCTTCCAAGATTTTACATCTGCACCATATGCCACTGTTTCTTCAGAAGCTCCTACCTTATATTTGAATTTGTTATTCATAGATTGTAACTGTTCTGCAACTGCTACTTTTGTAGTTCCAGATTCTTCACCTTCAGAAGCAGTCAATGTTAAATCACGTAAAGTTTGGGTATCTGCTTCACCTACTGCAAAGTGTGCAATTGCATCCTGGTATTCACACATTAAACGTAATCCCATGATTGCGAACATATCAGAAATAGCACGATCATAGTTTCCTTCTACATGGAATCCTAAGAAACCCGTAGTGCTGTCTGTAGTATATGAAAGTCCTGCTTTTACAAATTCAGAATCACTTGGATCTACATAATATGCAATGATGTTGTTCATTGGAGTAGCCACTACTGTTTTTTCTGCAACTCGGTCTGTTAAGAATACAATATCTGCTCCTAAGAAGCTTTTAATGTATGTTAAACCGAATGCAGTCTGCATAGATACATTAGCTTCTCCTAAATAGCGGTAAGCATCCAATGTGTTGACGAATACGGCAATACCAGTAGTATTTCGTTTCATCTGTTGGAATTTGTGTTTAACATTACCGATTGCCATTGCGATTGCCATTTGCCAAGTTGCTTCATGCCCTACTAAGCTACCTAAATTCAACTGTTTATATAAGCGATCAGTGATGTTATCTTGTAAATCAATACGGAATTGTTCATCTGTATCAGATACTGCAGCTTCAAAACCTTTTTCTGCAATTGCTTCAATAGATACGGCTTTACGGAATTTTTCGATTCGAATTGTATCGAACACTTCTTCTTCAACTTTGTATTCGCTTAATGGAATTGATTCACCTTCTGCTACCTTTCCATCCTGTAATGTTCCTGTTACTTTCTTTGTTTTTAAAACAGAACCATTTGCTTTACGAATTGGACGAATGATTCCTAATACATCCAATAAAGCTTGGATATTTTTTCCAAAACTAGTAACAAAATCAATTTCATGTGCTCTAACCTGGATGTTATCTGCTCCTGTTAATCCTGTAGGTGCTGCAAACATTTGCAAGTTCATACCTTTATAAACTTTTTTCATATGTTAATTCTCCTTTTTCTATTACTGGAATAAATCCATATTTTCCGCAATCATACGTTGTCTTTCCATTGGATCAGTGATATTCAAGATTGATTCACGAGTTACCCCTTTGTTTGAACCTCCACGTTTTGGACCATTGCCTTTCAGTTTTTCTTTAACTGCTTTTTCTACTTCAGATTCAAACATCTTAACAAATGCATCAACCGCTTTCTTTGTTTTATCTGCATCTTGATTAACTAGAACAGATAAAAGATCATCTCCAACGTTAATATCATGCTCTGCGCACATTTTACGTGCTTCATTTGTCATTTCTGCGATTGCGTTTTTTGCTTTCAATTCATCCAACTCTTTTTTAACTTTGTCACGTTCTGCTTCTGCCCGTTCTTGTGCATTCATATCTGCTAAGCGCTTAGCTTCTGCTTTTTCTTTTTCTTGATCAGCTTTCCAACGTGCAAACCTTTTATCAAGAATCGCATCCAAATCTTTATCTGAATATTTCTTTTCAGATGATTTGTCTTTTTCTTGGTTGTCTTGCCCTTCAGTTGATTGAGTCTGAGTTGATTGAGTGTTTTCTGTTCCTGTACTCTCATTCTCATCTGAAGTTTCATCCGCAAAAAGTTGTAAGCAAAAAGGTAGTCTGTCATTGAATTTTTTCATATATATTTTTCCTCCTATTTTTCTGACTTTGCTTGTCAATTTCCCATATCTTTTTTAGGCTTAAATGCTTGGCCTATAACCCATACAGTTTAACGACGTAAATGCTTGGTCTTGTTTGGTACTGTGGATATGTAGGCTTTGTAAGTCTTGGCTTTTCCACAAAAAATGCACCGTTGATTACGTACTTCAACGATGCATTCTAGCCATTGATCGAAATAAACCTTTTCGACACGCTCCAAATATTTGTGATTACACATCTCTCAGTTCCACACATTCAGGATATGCTTCTTCTGTACCTTTGCATCCTATTCTGAAGAAATTAATTGCTAGTTCTCCAGCAAGATCTAGTCCTGAGATATACAACGTCTTGCTATCTTTATCAGGTGCGTAATATCTGCAAAGTGCATCGGATGTTTCGTCGATTGAATTGGCCAATGTCAAAAATAGTACTGAGATAGCGCTGCAGACGATATCCTTTCCTATCGGAGCGTAACGAGCATGGCCATGTACTTCAATCAGGCAATCACTTTCTGTTTGTTTAATCTTAATTCTTATCACATAGTATCACTCCTTGCATAATAAAAGGCCACTCGTTTGAGTGACCATAAATATGTCATATTTTTTCTATAGAATAACACCCAACAAAGAAGATAGCACGACGTTAAAAGAATCTTTGACAAATTCAGATGCTTTTTTCATGCCACTGTTTTCTTCCAAAAAGATAACACCTTCATAGGTAATCTTGAATGGCGGATCGTTTTCTATATAAAGTTTAACATCCTTATACTTGTTCTCATATACCTTAAATCCTTTGATGTAGCCATGGGTTACTAATGTGTAAATAATTTCCAACCAATAGTTTTTAGGAATATCAAAGAGTTTGGAATTATATGAAAAGTCTTCTAGCCTTGCTTCTTTACCAAGTTTCATGCATTCATATAAATACTTTAAAATCTTGTACATCAATACCTGCATATCATTGCTAGCCATAATAGTATCTCCTTTCGCTATAAGTAAAAAAGCCGACACTTATCGGCCTATTCAATATTAAACTTAATCCAATTTTCCTGATTTAATCAATTCTTCCGTTTGCTTAAGCATATCATCAAATAAATCCCAATTTTTCTTTGTTTCTGCATCAGGACTCATTAGTTCCTTTGGAATAATTAATGGTCTATTAGGTTCCATATTCATCACCTTATCCACTGAATCCCACATTCGTTATGTCTTCTTAAAATAGCTTTTGCTATTTCATCGGAATGGTCAATGGGATTCTCGTATTTTCCTCTTTCTTCTATAATTATATCACGAAATTTTTGAACGCTATATTTTTTTGTTTTATTAATAACTGCAATTTTTCCTTTGTTTGTAACAATGGTTAACGCCTTTATTCGTTCATCATAAAAACATCCTAAATCATTATAAGAAAACTCATTTGTAAAACCATGATTATGAAGCCAGTAAACAGATTGATATTTACTTTTTTGCATCATAGTAAGTGCTTCAATGTTTTTACTTGGCATCACGCTTCTTTCTGAGCCAAAGGTAATAACTTTCTGATTATAATCATTTACATTAACTATTGTCAGAACTTCATTGCTATCGTTATCTCCCATTGACTTTCTTAAAAGTTCTCTATGTAATTCTTGTAATCCAACAGAATCTAACAATCCTTCAAATTCGACTTGTTTAACTTTATCTATGGCTTGCTCAGTAATATATACTTTTCTATCACCTAGTTTGCTACTTACTTTGTTAATTGCATAAAATTGTTCTTTCCACTCATCAAACCTTAAACTATGCTCTCCATTTGCTAATCCATCTAGCCATTTTTCATACTCCTTACGGTCTGAATAAGGTGCTGTACTGCAGTGACAATTTGGATGCATAGGTGGAGCATTTTCGCCTATTTCCATGTCTTTAAGTTTAAAGACCTTACCATCCACTTCTTTACATAATGGGCACACATCTTTTAATCCGCATGCCACATATTCATACTCATCTATTCCGTTTGCTTCGTAAGATTCTGCCTGTGCTTGTGTTTGAACTCGTGCTATTTCTGTTCGCAACAATCTTTCTGCATTGCATCTTGATACATCGAACTTTTTACGAATGAGCGGAATAAATTCTCTAGGATTCTTGCCTTGGATCAATGCATTGGATAAAACACTGGATAAACTGTTTTTTAGTTGGTCTTGATTGACCCAAATTCGTTCTGAAAAGGTTGCGTTCTTAAAAGATGAATCTGCTACTGTTTTGGCCGTCTTCGCATTATCAATCACAGTATCACCTAAGATAGAAGCGTTGCGTTTAATCTCTTCTAAATAGGTTCCTTCTAGCTTATCACCAGTATACGATTTCAATTCATCATGGCCCGCCACAAGCTCTAATCCAATGTTCGCTTTTAACAGCTCCAATCGGTTGACTTTCATTGCTAAGTTATAAAGGCGCATCTGTTCATTGGCTTCATCTGAAAAGTTCTTTTCCTTTACATACTTCTTAGCTTTTCTTTGATATGCTTCAATATCTATCTTAGAAACTCTTTTTTTAGCTTCCGACATTGTGATACCTTCTTTTGAAGCATAGCGACTAAAAAAGGATTCGATTTCCTTTTCAACCGAATCCATCATGTTTGCATATATTTCTTGTATCTCATCCGCATATTCCTGTTCATCTTTTAAGCGTTTCTTTTTCCATTCAAGCTCACGATCTCGCCAATATGTTTTACTGCTCATCTTTTTGTGAATCCTCATTATTTTGGAAGATTCGGTTTTCAGTTTCTACCATATCATTCTCATCTTCCTTTTTGATACGTTCCAATTCGGCATTCGTATCTTCAACCGTTGAGATAAAGGATAACTGAGTTTCATGTGATACGATTCCTGATAATTGTGCAGCAATCTGAGCTTCTTCTAACAGGTTAGCAGGATAGTTTTGTGTGAACTTATATTCAACTTCTAGCCAATCATTATCAGAAAAATGAGTGATTGCATTACTGAATAAAACACGATATCTACGATTCATACCGGACGTGAACTTACGCTCTTTAGATTTTGCTAAATTGGACATAGAAAGTAGTTTATACTTCAATGCAATTCCTGAAGATGTCCCAAAGTTCTCATCATTGATGTTGGCTACCATTGATGTTTGGAAGATTAAACGCTCTAATCTGTTAATCAGATTTTCCTGTGTTGCATCTGCATTTGGCTTTGACATGAAATCAACTACGATTCCATCACCGCTTCCATCCATTGATTCAAAGTTAATTGTTCGATTATCACGAATGTGTACCAAATCTGATTCTTCCAACTTAGGACCTAAGATTTTTAAATAGGCATCTGCGAAATAATCAACATCATTTGCTTTTTCTGACATTGCCTTGTTATAGGCATTGATCAAACTGTATGTTGATTCAAAAATAGACATACGTTCTTCGTTTTCAATAAATTCAGTGGCCGGAATATCGTTGAATCCATGCTCTACGCCATTAAATATATGAATACCGCCTTTATCGTTGAACTCATACTTATATGTTTTGTCATAGATATACCCACGCATAACCTCGTCTACAATCTGATATGTTACGAAATATCTAGGTTTCTGAACTGTTGATTCATCATAAATCATGAAGCCTTCTCTTGGATCTAAATAGGTAATCCCTAGATTTCCATAATCGTCATTGAAATACAATTCATATCCTTTTCCAAAAACACTACAAATCTTAGATAGTTCTGCATTGTTGTCGTCCTGATCATTGTATTTATCTAGCAAGTTGATATAATCATCAATTTCTTTTTTCTTAGATGATACTTTGATTGGAACGCCAATAAAAAAACCGTTGAATGTATCAACAATGTATTTCGCAAAGTTGACTACCACACGGTTATCGGGTTTATAGGCTTCTTTGTTGGCTTGATGCAAGATTGGATAATCTCCAATATAGGCATCATATAGCTTTTTATATCTGTCTGTGATTAATGATTTATGCTTTGTTATCAATCCATTTAACACTTCAATGTTGAGGATATCTTTGTCGTCAGATAATTTAAATATCGTATCCGGTTTAATAATGTATGCGTTCATTAAATGCCTCCTTTAAATGTCCTTACTTTAACTCGACCAAATGCATATTTTTCAACTGCATAACGCATCGAGTCCATTAAGTGGTTGAAATCATCAATTGGGCGGTTAATTTTGTTACCCAATCTATCTTCATCCCATGTGTAGTTTCCTATTTCAGTTATGAAATTAACACATCTAGGATGAATGATAATTTCGAAATCTTGAATATACTGAATTCCATGTGTGATGGAATCCTTTCCCTTTTGTGACTTTTCAACACGAAGGCCATACCCCCTAAGCTCATCAATCGACTTAGGCTCTGCACAGTCCGCCGTGAAAGACTTCTTTTGATAATGTGAGCTTTCAATCTCCTCATAAAGCCTTTTATTAGAAAGACCTTTTTTATAAATTTCATCCCAAACATAGAGTTTCTTATGTTCTGTATCAATGAAACCTATAAAAACTGCAGCAGGATCATTTGTATAACCAAAGTCAATACCATTTACAGATTCACAGTCAATAACCTGATCTAGTGTAAATTCTTCTTCTTTCCAATTCTCATAAACCAATCCTTCAACAATACCCCAGTTACCAAGACCTGCCACCTGATATCGCCTAGGATTATTCTTTTTCATATTTTCAAACAACCTTAAATCGGCATCATCCAGCCATTCATTACACTTATAATTGGTTGTGATAGCCAATATATCAGGGTCATTCTCTACATCAAAGAAACGTTTTTTAAGCCAATGGTGTTCATTCCAAGGGTTGAATGTAATCATCCACTGTTTCCAAAGATGAGGTGGCAACTCACCACGAATTGACTCATCTAATGTATCAAAATCTTTTTCGCTTGTTATCTCATAGGATTCTTCAAGCCATGCCCAACACAAATACCCATATTCAACTGTGATAGATGTTACTTTTAACGGATCATCAAGTCCTCTAAAAAGAATCTTTTGACCAGTTCGAAGATAGGTTGCTTCTAAAGGTGAATACTTGAATTCCCATAAGTTTTCAACTTCCAACCTTTTTGTGGCCCATTTTAAATCCGTAAAGCACGAATCTTTAAGTGTTCGATAAGTCTTACGTACAACTAATGTATTCGATTTATCGTATTTCATCATGTTGTATATGATACGCAATGCAGTTGTTTTCGACTTCTTAGAAGCACGAGAACCTTTGCATACATCATAACGACCTCTAAAGTTCCAATAGGATTTATATCCTTTTCCAACTATTTTAGGTAACTTGATAGATTTAGTCTTCAAGCTCATCTTCTCCTTCAAACTTAGGTACTACGATTTCTGCTTGAACTTTATCCGTAAACAATGAATATCTTTTTCCAAGTAATTCTGCAGCTTTATTTGCATCAGAAAGCTTTGCAGGAATCTCAACGATTTGAGGAACTTCTTCTTTGACTGTTTTCTTTCTTGGCTTTCCATCGCCTGTATCGACATACTCTGAGCGTTCTTTTGTCACTGTAACAACAACAGATTCTTTCATTTCTCGTCGCATTACTTTTGTGAGGTATTCCATGACTTCTTGAACATCTGCCACATTGTTACTGTGCGCTTCCTCAAGACACTCATCCACATATTCTCTGATATGCGGTAAAGCTAATAACCTGGATGCATGCTTTGATGCATTATCTCGGCTCTTGCAATTCTTATAAACTTCCAAATAAGCATCCACTGCGTTCATCGTTATCAAATATTTCTCACAAAAAAGCTTCTGCTTTTCAGTCAGTTTAGCCATAGAATTCCTCCTTTCATTATTTTGAAATTAAATATCTGTCTTAATGCCCTTTCCATCCTTTTCTTGGTGAGCCAGCTCCTCTTACCCACAATCGATCCACTTCTTTTGCTATTTGTCTTTTTCGACGACGTTGTTCTGAATCTTTATTAGCTAAATCTCGGCTTGTAAGCTTTTGTACTTTATAACCCATAGATTTTGCCCTAGAAGCTATATCGGATAAGGTCCTAGGAATTTCCCTGCTTCCACTATCAACAAATGATGCACTAGAAATAGAAAATACTTTCTTTCCTTTTTGTCTATACTCAAATACAGTTCCATCTCCTGTGGTAACAGTTAAACCAACTGTCCCCCCCCCGATTTACATATTGTCCTCTTCCACCCATATAATATTTCCTCCTTATTCATGTATAAAAAAAGCACCTTGAATTAACAAGATGCTTAGATAGCGTTTATAATTTAAACTGAAATTTTTTAACAAATCGAAAAGGCGCTCCGATTCGAACGGAGGTTTCCTCAGTGCATATCGTTTTGTGATATGCATACATCAAAGTGTAATCACCCCTATACGACTACCTTTTCTTATTCTTATTTAACCATAACCGTTTTACACGGTCAACCATCCCATAAGGTTTTCCACTGTCGCTGACACCACTACTTGCTCCTCTACCGCCCATGTTTTCTTGCCCTCTCTATAACTTTATTTTTATAATAAATAACTTTTGTGCCTTTGAAATCATGTTCAATAGATTGGCCATAAATTAGAATTGCAGTGGGTTTAAGTTTATCAATCATGTAATCTACACCATCTTCCCAAATGGATCTAGCAAATTCATCCTTGATACATCCAATAGTTGAGATTGCTACAACTCCTCCTGGTTCTATACCATCAAAACAGAATGTGTATGTTTCTCTTTCTGCCCAGGAAACAGTTGGAATTACACATATCCCTAAATTTTGAAGATATTGCCCAATTAATCTACTTCTATAGATATTCCATACTTTCATAGCTCTAGGCATATCCATGTAAAGAGAAAAATCTGGTGTAAGAACACAGTCATACTGTTTTAAGACATTCACATATCGTTCGGGAGTGTTCCAAATGCGCTCAAACTGATAATCATCAATAAACATATGAATTCCAGATTGATAATTCTTTGAAGTAATTGCTTCGTTGAATCCAATTAACTCCTTAGGAATATGAAGTGCCTTTTTAATAACAGGCATTTCAAATGGGCCATCTGTTTCAAATGGATCATATAAATCTAGATTGTATTTTTTGATTGTTAGTTCTCTTCCTGGCATGGAACACCTCCTTTCTTGCATAAAAAAAGCCAAGACCTCTGTCTTGACATAATTTCTTATGATATTAGTTTACCACGGAATTCTTGTCCACTAGGGGACAAAATGCGTTATTCGTAACTTTTTACCTCAATAACTGTATAACTGATTGGATCTCCATTCTTTAATCTTACTCGCATTTTCGCATTCAATTTTGATACTAGTGGAAAGCTAATCTCTTTTTCCTTTACTTTTTTCAAAAAATCCTCATCCTCAATATCTGCATTGATTGTTTTTCCAAGGAATTTAAACTGCCATTTACTGTTTCCTAATAAATCAGGCTTCCGAACAGTTAGTACTCCTGTAGCTTCTTGTTCGGTGATATCACCATTTAGTGATTCAACATCAATAGGATTCATTGTTTTAATTAAATCTTCTTTATCCATTTCAACAGTCTTCACAGTTTTATCATCAGTAACTGCAATAGAAAAGCCTGTCCGCTCACCATCTTCTGAAATAGTTCTTGATAATTCTGATAAGCACTTTTCTATTGAGGAATCTCTTGTGTAAAGATTATATGTTCTGTTATCAATATAGGTTACATTACCAACACAAGACTTGACTATAGTATTATTCCCTTCATGGATTACTTCTGCAGGCATTTGTCCACCAAGATTTTTCTTCAGTTCAACAATACTATTAAACGATTCTAGGATAGGTGGCATCAATGGAAATAATACAGTAGCCATTTCAACAATCTGCTCTATCGTTATCATAAAGCTACCTTTTTCGATATTCTTTACTTTAAATTTGCAAAAATCATTTTCGTTTAATGACGAATCAGCAATTTTACCTAAAACCGCAACAACACAGTCTAGTGACTTAGATAATGTTTCTATATCAATGTCATTTTCGCCTTTAAACCTTAATGTAAGTGTTTCTTTTTTCATGACATACCCTCTTTTAATCAACATTATTGTACCACCTCTTCTTTTAAACACTAATACCTATATGAACATTATCAACGTCAATTAAACTAATTTACCAATTTCTCTGCGGATATGTTTGTACATTCCGTTCTTTGTATAACCATATTTTTCTGCAACATCCCATGCATTCATATTCCAAAAGTATAGATCAAACAAAATATTCTGATCGCGCAAAGATAGAAGTTCTATTACTTTACATTCATTCAAACGTCTACGATAATAGTTGATTTCTGCCACCTTTTGAGATTCTTCTTCCATCATTCCTAAAGGGCTTGTATAAGAACCATGAAAGGTCGGCATAGGAGCATTTGATTTCTCCTGCTCCTTTGTCAACCTAATTGGATTATGGCTAAGCCCTAACATTTTATGATTCAGAACCTCTAGTTCCTCGTTCAATTCAATAATTCGATGGCAACAATAATTAGCCGACTTCAAATCATTCAACATTTGATTTACTTTTAATTTGTTCATTTTGTCCACCTACTTCTTCTTTGCGACAGCTGACCCTCTGTGCCAAGATTCCTCACCACCGCGATATCTTCTCTCGTTCGCTTTTTCTTGGTGTTTCTTATACTCTTTTAGCCCAAAATTCTCACGTTCTAATTTGACGATGTAATTCGTAATTTGTTCTAAGCATGATTCCATAGAAATAAATCTGGTACTAAACCCTATCAGATCCCATATCTTTCTATCTAAACGAGCACATGCTTCTCTTACAAATTCATCATGAATGTCATTTATGTTTTCGACTAAAAAAACTTTCATCATTCCACATCCTTCAAATACTCTAATTCTTTCAACATAGATACGAAGCATGGTTGTACAATTTCCAAAGCCATTTTATATTTGTTTTCTTCATTATTCATCTTCGTCATCTCCTTTTAATAACTGTCCACAAAAAAGACAACGAGGGTAATATTTGTTTCCATGATATGTTGGAATAGGCACAACTCCATGCTTACACGTTGGACAAGATAGCATCAAATCGCCACATGGGCCAAACTCAATATCAATTGGTTTCTTAGGCGTTTCTTTATCCGCAAGATTCCCCAACAATTGAAAATATACCTTGGCACGAGTAGTCTCTTCTATGTCTGCTGCTTCGCACGCAATTTGATGTTCTTTTTCAAGAACTTGCAACAATTCTTGATATTTATTCATTCTCTTTCTCTCCTATTTTTTGCATTCCAGTATGCCAGCAATAATAGTAATAATGATAAGTACAATTTTAATGATTCCTGGAAGTAATACCAACCACCAAGACCATGTGATTACATTAATTAATTTCAAAACAATAAAAACAATTGTAAGTATTCCTAAAATTCCCATTTTTATTTCTCCTTTTCATCTAAATGCTTTTCTATATGATCTTCTAAATCTTTTTTTGTCATGCTTTAACTTCCTCATCTGCAGGCATATAGAATGTTAATCCGCACTGATTCTCAATAAGTTCTTCAATTCTATCTAGAACCTTCAACGCTTTTTCTTCAGTTAAATAAACGCCTAGCGTGACACTTTCTTTTTCTAAAGAATTGCATATGAAATACATTCTTTTATCTACAGAGGGGATAATTACTACTTGATTTACATTTAACAGCGCTTTTCTACTTTGGCTCCTAATCCACATACCTTACCTCTTTGAATTTTCTTTTAATTCTTTCACAAATCTTTTTAGCTCAAAATAAAGAAAAATTGGAAGTATAATCGGATAAAGGATTGTTACTAACCAAAAATAATCATATGCTAGATAACTGATATCATTTACGATATATGAAATTATCATCCCAGCCACAATATAAACTCCAAAAAGCATTACAATCTCGACTATAAGCTCAATATCCATATCCATCAGTACCCATTCTTTAACCTTTCCATATTGATCGCGTTCTTTCTCATATAAGCTGCATAGATTTCTTCCAGGCAAAATCCTAAATGCTCACTTAGTGCCAATAGATACATCAATCGACTATCTGCAAGATCAATAATGCGTGTCAATGCAGTTGCTATTCCAAGGCCGATATCCATTTGTACCATAGGCATATAGTCACGAGGACTTTCTAAATCGTACCCGAGATCATCCAACAAATAGGTTCTTTTTCCATAAAACAATTCGTAGATCAAGACAAAGTGGAAAACATCTGCCAACTCTTCCAGGACTTTGTTTCTATCTACTGGTTCCTGGCTTTTCTTCCACCAGCACCAGTCACCTTTGAGTTCATGAGTGAATTCACCAATCTCATCGAGTGTGGCTAAGTCGATTTGTTCCTTTGAAATCGTAGTCAAAACAAACTCTTTCATGATGGCCGAATTCAGCTCATCTTGTTTCTTTAGCATTGTCTCAATCATGCGTAGTTCTGAGTCTTTCATTACTTTTCCTCCTTGTTGTCTTTTCTCCTTTAAAACTTCGCCATTCTTCATCAGAAAGGCAAATCATCCGGTGCAATCTCAAGCGCATCAACTTCGGCTTGTTGAGTCAAGCTTTGTGCATACTGCACATTCGATTGATTGTGATTCGTTGTCTGAGTTCCATACGATTGATTCTGAGCGTAACTTTGAGTACTATAAGTATTTGTAACTCCTAGAGTGTTTTGCTCGTTAAAATCATTTCTAGGTGTCAAAAACTGCACGTTCTCTGCGATGACTTCTGTTACATAGACTTTCTGTCCTTGCTGGTTGTCGTATGAGCGTGTATTGATTCGGCCTTCGACGCCTAGCTGATTGCCTTTCTTCTGGTACAGTTGGATGTTGTCGGCCAGTTTGTTCCAGGCTACGCAGCTGATGAAGTCAGCATCTTGTGTTCCGTCCTGATTCTGTCTTCGATTGACTGCCAAGGTAAATGAACACACGCTTGTTCCATTTTGCGTCTTTCTGAGTTCTGGATCACGTGTCAATCGGCCAATCAGAACCACTCTGTTGATATCCTGCATAGACTCACGCTTTCAATCCGCAATCATTCGCGATTGCCTGCATAGATTCGGCCATCATCTGACGCATCTTTTTCGGTCTGCAGTAACCAAGTCGACCAGGTCGTTGAATTCCGCCATGTTGATCGTGCTCTTGAAAGCTTGGTATTTCTCAACAAGCGTTGGCTCAACTTCCGTTTCTTCTTCGTGAACCTGGTTTGACGATGGTTGCTGATTCGGTATGGTGCTACTTTGTCCGTATCGTCAACGTACATGATGGTTCCTGATCGGTCTGTTCCTGCACAGTGATAAACGACTTTATCACCAGGAGCGTATTTGAGTTCTTGTTTTTCGGTTTGTTTTTTAGTTTTCATTTTCACAGTTCTCCATTTTTGAGTTTTTCCCGCAGCTGCGCTAATTCGCTATGCAGCTGCTCTTCTGACATCTGGACTGGTTTAGCGTAGAATTTCTCATCCAGTTGGATTGCTCCGGTTCCTGGATTGTCTTCTTCACGTTCCGCTTTGCTCCATTTCTTCAAAAGCCCTCTCCAGTCCCTGATAGGATCGTTACCTGTCTTCCATCCGGTGGATTCGTAGTGTTTCCAAAACTTTTTGGCATCTACGTTCAAGTTGTGTTCCTGGATGTAGTCCACGATTTCTGAAATGGACGGTTTAACAAAACAGTCAGTCCAGTCAGTCTGCACATTTTCGTTTGTTGCACTTTTTGACGTAGCCACACTATCTAACTTCTGACTACTGACTGACTTATTTCTAGACTCTAGACTCTTATCTCTAGACTCTAATCTCTTATCGGACAATGTCCTTTTTTTGTCCGAGACAATGTCCTCTACTTTGTCCTTCGATTTTTTCTCTGTTTTTGAGCTCATTTTTCGAGTGCTTTTTGAGCCTTTTTTTGAGCTTTTTTCAGACGGATTTTTCTTCTTATTTTCACGATACAATCTCTTTTTTTGTGCCCATCCGGTTTCTGATCCAATCATCGATTCATAATTTGCAATCTTCATCACATTGTTCTCAGACACTACAATCAGTCTTAAATTCTGGAATAATTCAAGGGCCGCTCTGACTGTGTCTGCGGAAAAAAACTTTGTGTCACGTGCAATTTTATCGACAGTGTATGGAACTAATATATTGCCAATTTTTGTAGCTAAAACACCATTTGTGTTTGATGTCATGGTGCACAATTTTATGTATAGGGTTACGTATTTACATCCGTCTTCCTGGGATAAAAGAAAATCGATTGCGTCACTTTCGAAAAAATCAGTCTTCAACTTGATCCAATAATAAACTTTGCTATTATCCTTGATTTCCGACATATGCAATCCTTTCTATTCTTCTTTTGGTTCTATTTCATTTATAACTACCATTACGCATGGTTTCTGTGCATATCTCTTGAAGACATGCAGGTCTGATACTTGCTTATCATCTTCGAAAGCCACTTTATTTAAAGAGTCCAGTACAACTTTTGCAATGTTGTCGGAATCTGGCTTCTTTTGTGGTTGGATTTCATTTGCGAGCATCTTATTTAGTTTCACTTTTGATACATTCTTAGGTGGCGAGAAATACGCGAAAATCTTCACTTCCAGGGACCCTTCCAGCATGCTTGGAGTGCCACACTGTTCCATGAAGCTTAATCGTACTAGATTCTCATATTCAACTGTTTTAGGTGGTGTATGCACACTTACATACTTACCACGATTAGAGAATCGAGGTCTTCCTTTGGACCCCGGTTCTCCTGGTACTACAAACTGATAACGCATTATTCTTTGATTTCTCCGGTTACTGGATCTTCACCAGGTTGTTCCTGATATTCTGCATCAAAGAATTCATTTGGAACTTCTGTCATATCTTCTTCAATCGTTGTCTTGATTGATTCATCTGTATTCACCTGCTTAACGAATTCAGTTTTTAATGGTGCATATTTAAGCAGCTTCTTCAAAACTGTCTTCTTGGCCATTTCATCAAAATTTGTTTTCCATGGTCCACTTGAAAATGATTTTGAATATTTTTTCGCATGATCAAGAACATCTTCATACGACATGACCTGGAATCCTTGGCCACCATTCACCAATTTGAACGTAGCATAATAATAGATTGGCTTCCCTCGATTCGTTCTTGCTGGTTTATGCTTAAGCACTGGATCCATACCTAATTCGTACTCGAATTCATCATTTTCATAAACGACCTGAGCATCAATCATCTTGACTTCACCGGAACGATATGCCAGGTCAATCAATCCTTTATAGCCAATCTGGAACTGACAAGCTCCACCATACGGAATCAAATAGGCTTGTCCTAACGGAGTATTTGGCTCCAGTCCTAATTGTGCTGCATTCATCATTGCAGCTAAGAATGACTGCGGAGTACATGATGCTAACTTGGCATTATTAGATACCGCAGACAATGCGATTCGTGTAAATCGTTCTGGAGTCATCACACTAGGCAATGCTTTTGCGATTTCTCCTGACATCACAGAAATGTAATCTTTAATTGTTTGTGGCTGCTTTTTTGCCACTTTATTTGACTGCGTCTTTGCAATCATTCCTTGTTGATTTGTTGTTGTCATAAATATTTATCCTCCTACTGTTCTTTGACTAAAAATCTTCTCATTTTCTTCTGTGTTAAGTATTGATCATAAAGTTCAGGTTCATCTTTTCTGAATTCTTTAGTATCGAATGTATTTGATACCGATGTTTTCCATGTCACTTTGAACTTGTCAGATGTTCCGATACCTGAATCACCTAAGTAGTTCTTTACTTCATTCTCATGCTTTTTCTGAATCTCCTGGAGCTCCTTGATTTTATCTTTGACAAGCTTCAATGCATCCAGTTCCTGCTGCAATGGAGTTAGATCCACAATGTTGTCTTCATCATTTTCTACTGGATGAAGCTCACTGATTGCTTGCGCAGTGGAATCCGAACCATCGATTGGCGGTTCAATGTCGTTCTCAACACAGTTCCAGAATTCTTCTTCTGCCTCAATCAATGTATTGACTTCTTCATCACTTCTAATGACCTCGTAGCAATACAAATCAACTCCAGGAATATAAATAGCTATATACCACTTAGAAAGACCCGTAACAGCCATATAATGCATACACTGTGCATAATACTGAGGTGGAATGTTTCCTTTCTGATACATATCTTTGTTGTATTCAGACATGGTCTTGATTTCTAGACCTGCATCCTCTCCAACAACCAATCTGTCAACGTTGGCCAACATGAATGGATGATCTACAGATTGGAATGAAAATCCACTCTTTCGGCATTTCTTGCCGGTTTCTTCTTCCCATCTTTTTGCTACATAATCCTCCATATCTCGGCCAAATCGCATACGCTCATTGTCGATATTTTTATGGATACGACCTGTTTTCTCACACCACAATGCGTAAGCTGATTTGTATTTATTCAAGCCTAATACGGAACCGGCATCAGAACCACCGACTCCTTTTAGACGATTATCCAGCCACTCTTCATGAGTAGCTGGTAATTTATGCTTGATCACATTCTTCATCTTCATTTGATTCATCCTCTCTTTCTTCTTCTGGTTCACCAGAATCATCTATATAACGGTTGTCGTTCCATTCTCTCCAATCGTCGATATCCTTAAAGAATGGCATCGCTATTCCTCCTTGGATGGTTCATGTTCTTTTAGAAATCTGTCCGTTTCGCCATCGTAACATTCTGCACAGACTGCAAATCCAAATCCATGTGCAGTATGTACTTCTCTCGATGTGTACATCTCACCATATTTGTGTAATCTGCCACACTGTGCGCATGGCACAATCTTTTCCATGTCTTCTTCATATAATCTGCATTCATCAGGAAGAAGAATGTCTTCATACTTATGCAGCTTTGTATTGTACCTTCCTGCTCTAACGGACATAGCACTTGCCTCTTCTCTTTCCACTGTTGATTTTGCAATAACTTCTTAATTTTTGATTCATCGCATCATTGAACGCATCTACTGCACTTTCAAAGCAATCAGCTATCTGATCTACTTCTAGATCGAATATAGATCCAATTGCATATATACTAGGATTTGCATGCGCTTCAATATCCAGCGTAGGCGATATACTAACTTCATACGCACTGTCTAAAGATTCCATGTATTCTTTAAGTTCAAATTTGATTTTCGCGTGTTCATCAGGATTGTTAGATTTTGCGATATCTTTCTTTAATTTGTCGAATCTTTCCCTGATTGCATTGATTTGAGCATTTCTTTCAAGTATTTCCTCTAAGCTCGCTTTTATTGGTTCGCGGTATCCTTTTTTTTCCATATTGATGTCTCCTCCTAATGAATCTGATGATCAACTTTGTTCATGTTGATTTGTCTTTCAAGCTCTTTGGAAAAAGCCTGCGTACACGCTTTGAAGCATTCAGTGATTAGATCAGGCTTCATATTTGTGGTAATTCCAAAGATTAAAGCACCGGCTTTGGATTCACCAGTTACAACCGGACTATCGAATCCAGGAATCACTCTCAATTCAAATGCTGCTCCGCAATTCTTAATGAGATTTTGGAACTCTTCTATAATTGCATCACCCTCTTCTTTTGATACATCGCCTTGTAACTTTTCAAACAACTCATTAAGCTTGTCATTCATTGCATTATATTTTTTCGACTCATCATCGAATTCATTCCCACTTTTTTTCAATACAAATTGTTTCATTTTTGATTTTCTCCTTTTTATCTGTTACTCAAACCCTGCAACCTGGATATCACAGTCTGCTGATAGCCTAAATTCGAAACATTGTTTTTGCTTTATCTTAGGAAGTTTTACGAGTTACAATTATGGATTTTTTTCTGACGTGCTTGCAATTATAACGTGTTTTATTGAGTAGGATAGGAGTATTGAAATATCATCAATCCGTTAAAGAAATATATTTTTTAGCAGACCACGTCACTTACGGCAATACCCAGGTTGCAAGACTCGAGAAAATAATTTATAATTTGTTTGTTAGTTTTTATATGGCCACTTTCCTAATAAGTGGTCTTTTTTATGCTCTGCATGACTTACGCAGCTTGATCAGGTTATCCAAATAAGGCTGCAAGCCAAGAACATTAATTACCTTGATTGTTGGCCATCCGAAACAATTGGATTCAACCCCCAACTTGTTCAACTCGGTTTTCACAGTCGCACTGCTACAGCCAATAATTTCTGCCAGGTCTTTTTGCGTGATATATGCATACTTTGTCATTTTTTGGATTTTGCCTTCAATTTCTTCGTCATATTCCTGACGAGATACAACTTTGATACCCCTCATATAATCTCCTTTCTAGATTCCAATAGACTGGATAGTTCTACAAACAAATGCAGTACCAATGACACATCCGATTACTAATACAACACTCACAAACAACATCCAGTTTGCGAAACATTGCTTTCTACGCACCGCCTTCTCTCTTTTATCTAGATCAGCATAACGATGCATCATCTTTGTGTACTCTGTAGCATGTCCGTTGTTTGCAAATGGAGATAATTCTAGTTCTTTTTCTTTTGTTTTAGTTTTTGTGGTAGCCATACTTTTTATCCTTTCTATGATATGATTAGTAAAAAAGGAGTACTAATCATGCAATTACTTACTGATGAACAATTAAAACAATTGAAATATTTAAACGACCATAGCATTGAAGCTTATGGTTTACCCAAAGAAACACTTGCCTGCATTAAATATCTAATTACCAAAAACTATGTTAAACACATTGCTTCACAAGATGGACCAGGAATCTATTCGATAACTGAAGCTGGCAAGAGTTATTTGACCAATCATGGATTCGAAATAAAGAAAATTAAATCTTTAGAAGAACTACATGATATAGTTGAGTCTTTACAGCGTGATAACGAAATCATGGAAAAACATCTTGAAGAAGTTCGTGAAACAAATAAAGCATTGGAATCTAGAAACGATACCCTTCAAAAGCAGGTTGAAGAAATCAAAGAAATGAACAAGATCTTAAAAGAAAGTTCTGAATCTTCAAGTAAATATTCAAAAAGAGCCATAATTATTTCAGCTATTAGTGCAGTAATAACAATAGTCCAATTATGTATCCAACTATTATCACGATAACCGCTAACGATAACGCATTCACTGCAGTTTTCAAGTTTTTGATAGTAGACATCATAAGCTTCTCATTTTCAATAATGCCTTGAATACTTTGTCCGATGAGGTCTACGCTTACTTCAAGATTCTCTACATCTTTATTTATTTTTTCATTCTGATTCATAATTTCTCCTTTCTATGGTAGTAATTTTTAAATCTAAGAAGGTTAAATAAGGCCTTCTTTTTTTAATGCCAAATAAATTGCCTTACTTCTACAAACTTCAATCACACGTTTTAAATACTCAATATCATTGCAATCACTAAGCTTCTCTAGAAATGATTCTCTTTCAATTGGATTAAGTGATTCGCAAAAGTTTTTATTTTCCATAATGTATTCTCCTTTCTGTGGTAGTTATTGGTAGTACTTATTCCTGGCATAAGACTTTAAATAATGTCTGAGGTCACACTTTGTGACTTTATTCTTTAAAAAAAATATAGTTTACAGATTTCCCTAAAGCTCTTGAAATCTTTATTTTTAACTCGTCTCTAGGAATTCTTTCCCCAATTTCATACATTGAAATCGTTGAAGTTGAAACGCCTACTAATTCTCCTAATTTTTCTTGAGAATAATGTTTCGATTCTCTTAAATTTTTAATTCGAGTACCAATAGTTTTGCTATCTGGCATTTTTACCATCCTTTCTAACGTCACATTTTGTGACTACACATGTATAATACCCCTGGTTGTAATTTGTGTCAACGAAAAAGTTCACAAAATGTGAAGTTTTTCTTTTCGTTTTGTCACATTTTGTGATATTCTTAAGATAGAAAGCTATTAATATATGAATTTGCCAGAATGGAGATACTATGAGAACTATCGGAGACACAATAAAATTACTTAGAGAAGAAAGAAGAATATCACAACAAGCGTTAGCAGATGGATTAAATATTAAGAGAAATACAATTTCTATGTGGGAATCAGGTAAACGTGCGCCGAGCGATGAAATGAAAGAACAAATATGCGATTTTTTTAACGTTGATTTAAACTTTTTATATGGTATTACTGATTGTCGTAACAGCGCTCGAGAACATCCAGAAGGATTTATCGATACTTTCCTAACTCCCCACGAAAAAGAACATCTTACTATTTATAGATCACTAGATGACAAAGGCCAGCACACAGTGGATACAGTAACACAAATGGAATATGAAAGGGTTAAGAAGGATAATAAGTAATTTAGGTACGATTATATAAGGAGGGATAAGATGACTGAACAAGAAATAAGTAATAAATGTAAATCTTTGGATGCTAGTAACGATACTTTTAAAAATATCATTAAGGATTGTAAAAATCCTAAATTCAATAATTTAGATAGTTGGCAACATTTCCAAGCAACAGCTTTCAAAAGAGAAAATAATCCTAGTAGAAAAAACAGATTCATTAAATATAAACGTGGAACCATTGTTATGGTAAACTTTGGCACATCTATAGGGAATGAACTGAGTGGAAATCATTTCGCTGTAGTACTAAATAAAAAAGACTCTCCTAATTCTGGAGAAATAACCGTACTGCCATTAACCTCTAAAGCCAATAAATCTAATATCAATCTGGGGAATGAACTAATTCAAAATGTATTTAGTGACGTTTTGAAAAGTATGCAAGATCTTGTAGCTTTTTCTGCAATAATAGAAGATTTATTAATGGATGAAAACGGAACTTTTAAATATCATGAAGGGCAATCGGTCACGTTTCACGATTCTTTGATTGAACATTATTGTATGATAATCAAACCGAAGAAGGCTGCTTCTGATGGTATAATTCATTATACGACTAATGAAATTGCAGATGTTATCAACAAAGCCTTGAATATGCTCCAAAATATAACTAATTTCTACAACGGAAAAGCCAAAGATTCATATGCAAAGATTTTATCTATAACAACAATTAGTAAATATAGAATTAAGAAATCGATTAATGCATTAGATCCAATTGGAAAAATACAGTTATCTAAAGAAACAATGGACAGAATTGACACTGAAATCGTAAAAGCTATAACCAACATCGCCTTGTAAAACACTTGATTTTAAAGAAATTCATGTTATTATAAAGATGAATTTCAGTGATGATACATTGTATCAGGCACTGCAGGTATTTATTTCGGTAACACATTTGTGGGTACCGCGGATAAGGGAAAGCTATTCGATTTCGGATAGCTTTTTCTTTTTAACGAAGCAAAATAAAAAATCCCACTCATTGAGTGGGATCTAATCGGGGCGACGTACTTAACATACGCTTAGTATTCTTAACCATCCACCGAATATTGACCTGTCGAGGAGTAAGTACCTCCGGTATTCAAATTATAATTCGCATTTTGCATATTTTCAACAAAAAGCGTGCCCATCTATATTATCAAATCTTTGCAAGTACGCCAAATTTATATTGAGATTGCTATAAAAGAGTTTAAAAAAAGTAATCCCAGGAGCTAGAGAATTCTAAGGCTTATGCCCATACTCCCATTCGGGAACCCTGCTTTATCCATCACGGACTACTTTGTAATCAAATTATAGATTGCATTTTGTTTATTGTCAAAACAATATTTATATTACAAAATCAATAAAATTCTGAATTTATCATTCAGAAAGAAAGGAATTTATTATGACTAATCATGAAATTGCAATGGAAGCATATTACTATTCAATCAACAATGAGTTGATTGGTGGCATTTCTAAAAAAAATGCAGTCAAATGCTTTGAACAGATTATTGCGATGCTGGATTCAGATGAAAGACTTAATCTTCCATTCATTACTGTAAATGGAAAATGCTTTGTAGCAACTAAAAAGCGTCTGATAAAATGTTCTAAAAATATGTTTGGATATAAGTTTAAAGAGTGGAATTGGAGTCAGATCAGGAACGTATTCTACAAAAAAACATTGACAGCAGGAACTTTAATACTGAATACAGTTGATGGAGAAGTTAAAATCTCAATCAATCGAGATGGCGCTGAGTTTGCTGGAGAAATATTGAGAAAACTGAAAAACGAAGCAAAATAAAAAATCCTGGATGCTACCAACATCCAGGACGATTAAGAGTACTACCAATACTCTCACATAAAAAGATGACTACCACATCAAACTTTTTATGTGCTCATTTTAGCATAGAACGGAGGAAATTTAAATGCCTATTTATGAGCGCAAGCACAATGGAAAGAAACAATGGAGATTCCGCTGCTATTACACCGATTTTAATGGAGATCGTGTTCAAAGAAACTCTAAATGGTTTAACACTAAAAAAGAAGCAGTAGTTGCTGAATCTGCATTCATGCAGATCAAGGTTGTTGGAAACCAGGACGTATCCTTCTATGAAGTCACTTTAAAATGGTATGAATTTAAGTCTAGAACATTGAAGCCATCTACGCTGGATACGAAAAGAGTGTATCTGAATATGTTATCTCCCTTCAATGATAAGAAGATGGCCAAGATTACATATCTTGATATCGATAACTTTTTCGAATTGCCACAAATCAAATCTTATAAGTATTCAACTAAAAAGACTTTATTAACGAATCTTAGAAATATCTTTAGATTCGCGAAGAAATACTACGGTATTATCAATGATCCGTTTTATAAAATGGCACCTTTGGTTAAGCCTGTAGCCACGGAGGCTAAGAAGCTTGAAATCGTGCCTAAAAGTGATTTTAAGACACTTTTTGAATATGCAGTAACATCTAGAGAGGGAGCATGGAAAGATACGGCATATGTAATTTGGACGATGTATATGACAGGCATGCGTGTATCCGAATGTTTATCTTTAACCTTTGAGGATTTTGACGGAAAATACATCCATATTCGCAGACAATATATTCGTGGTAAGTGGCAGACACCAAAGACCAAGAATTCAATTCGTAAGATTGCAGTTGATGAAAAAACAAAATCGTTTATTTATGAATTGAAGAAATACTATTCTTCATTTGATGAATTTGAAGAGTCGTGGTTCATTTTTGGTGGATATAAACATATGGATCCAGAGATATTAAGGCTAAGAAAAAATAAATTGTGTGCAGAAGCTGGAGTTCCTGAATTCAATATTCATGCGTTAAGGCACTCACATGCTTCAAATCTTATCGAGGCAGGTGTAAATATGTACAAGATATCGAAACGTCTAGGGCACTCTTCTATACGTACTACAATGGATATTTATGGACACTTGATTGACACTGAAGAAGAAGAGGTTTTGAACGCAATTTCAAATTTTCAAGACCTAATCAAGACATAACACAATATAAAACTATTAAAGCCCCTTTATATAAAGGGGTTTTATGTTAGTTCGTAAATTTTTCGTAGAATTCCATACTTTCTAATACACTTGTATCCTGAATTGGATTATCATCTAATCTTAGAGCTTCTAATAACTCTAGATTTTTTAATGGAGTCACATCAGTAATGTAATTTGCCTTTAATGTTAGAGAACGTAAATATTTAAGTTTTGACAATGGCGTTAAATCTGTAATCGCATTATGATCTAAACGTAAGTATGAAATAAATTCAAGATTTTCTAATGGCGTTAAATCTTCAATAACATTATTATATAAATCTACATCACATAGATTTGTAAGTTCAGATAATGGTTTTAAATCTTTAACATTATTGTTTTCTAAA